CGATAAACGACTTTCAATTGAATACGCCCAACCAAAAATACACATAACGATAGGAGCTATTACGGCCACAATGCTCCAATTAATCTTGCGTCCACCGTTCATAAATTGTCCTTTCTAAATTGTAAAACATAATTTACCCTTGTCGGTATGCATTTAAATTTTCCTCCAAACTACCATTACACATATGTGTTAAAGCCTGATTTACTGTTTTGTGCTGTAGAACGTATTCCATTTGTTCACATTTTGTAAACATTTTGTCGTTGCTAAAAAGAGGAATAACAGAAGTATTGTCAAAACCCGTCTTGCCAAAATTACAGAATTTATTGCACTTCCACGATTTATGACATATTGGGATTGCCCCTTGGATTGTTTTGAAGTAATGTTGGATAAGTTTTTTAGTTTTGCTTAAGTCTTTTTTGTCAAAATAAACAGAAAATTCTCCACCGTCGTTGATATAGACCATAGTTACGATAATTTGTTGATCTGGAAATTTCTTAGAAAGAACATAATGGTACATACGGGGTTGGATATCGTTACGAATATCATCTATGGTTTTCTTTTCGTTAGTATCTTTATTCCAGTCTTTTCTTTGTCCGGTTTTCCAATCTATAACCTCAATACCTGTTTTAGTTTTAATAATAAGATCTATAGTACCTAAAATATGTAGAAACCCTTTTAAGATATTTTCATTGGGTAATTCATATTTATAAACGCTCCATGATTCTACAATTTCAATGTCAAAAAAATATTCTGCATCTATAATATTATGGTGCCGAGGATCAAATTCTCCACCTAATATTTTATTTACCCAGTTTACACAATCTTTCTTGTCTTGGGCTGTCCAGTTTAAATCATATTTATCTCTATAAGAATTATAAATACTGCCTGTTAATTTGTCAATTAGCCGGTTGGTAGTTAAATAATTTTTAACATGGAGACGGGCAGGTGTAGTTTGGGTTTGAATGCTTATTTTGCCATCCTGGTCTGCCTTTTTTAGCAATGCCAACAATTCTAATACTTTATGAACGACTGTTCCTTTAACCGCCGCCTTATTTGCTCCGCTATCCCATCCTAAATTATACTCCAAAAACCAAGCCATAGGACAAGATTTAAAAGTGTTAATTGAGCTACTGCGTAAATTGGTTATTATCATAATATTTATTCAACTGGTTTTGTTTTCTGTATTCGTCGTCCCATCTCTATACGAGAACCGTCTTCAAATCCACAATCATTACAAACGTAAAAAGAATCATTACCGCCAGATGCATCGGGGTAATAAGATATATTCCAATGACGACATTTTGCCATTATTTCATAACCATCATGTTTTAATTGGCTTAATTGTTTATCGGTCTCTTTTTCTATTTTGTCTTTACGCAACCATAAGGCCCGACGCTCTTTTTCCATCTGCTCTCTAAAAAATAGTTCATTGGCCAAATAATCTTCAAATAATCCGTCTTCATTTTCGTCATATTTACTAATAATTAATTTAATAATTTCGTTTGTTTTTTTCATTTACTCTTCCAATTCTGGTATATATCCCCATGGACGCAGACAGTTATACATTACCTCATTTTGTTGGGGAATTGTCATTTCGGCATTATCTATTATCCCGTCAAAATTTGCCCAATCAAAGTTTTCTTTATCCAATGCTTTTTCGCTGTCGTGTTCATCATCTTCAAACGGAGATCTTGTCAGCCTAATAATCTTTCCGCCCACTTTTTTAATACCCTCAATTTCATTAGGGAATCTAGCATCACAAATAACTGCCGTTGCTGGTTGTTCTACTAAAATTTGTCTAATCGTTGTGTTAACCCAAACGTCGTAATACATTTTGCGAAAAATATCTGTACCAACATATTGCATAACTTCACGAGCGGTCATAAATCCAGTATTAGTATAAATATATTTTATTTCATCATCACAATGTTCGTATTGTCTTTTTATGGTTGGAATACCATACCCTGGCATATCCTCCCATTTCAAATTAGTTAAACTATTTTTTTGCTCGTCCGTACCATAACATTGTTCATATGTCAGTCCAAGAATATCTATACATAAATGTTTTAGTGGTGTGGCAAAACTGTAGATTTTCATAAATGGCCACACATTGTCTTGCCACCATTGGATTGTATCGTCGGTATAATAATCCTGGTTTAAGACACCACATTCTTTATCGTCACCAAAAATATCACTAATATAAAGTTGTCCATTTGGCAAGATCTGAAAACTACCCCTAACAACTCCGTAGTGGATTAAATTAACACCTAAAATAAAATTAGCCGCCGTATTTTTCCCTCCACTTTTTTTAGCACTAATTCCTAAAATCTTCATATCATCTCCTTTTTAATTTTATTAATATAAGGTAATATATCGCTCGTGATTTCGTCTATTCTCATATCCCCGACATCGTTTTGGGCAATGGTGGGGAAATATAGTCTGTATAAACGGCTTAGTTGTGCTTGGATTTTTTTCATAGCATTTTGTCCAGATTGATTGTCGTCGTTGTCAAATACTACCACTAAAGATAAAGCACCAGAACTATTAAGTAATTGTAATTGTTGGAAACTTAAACTTAATCCTAAAGTTGCCACACCGTTATGTAATCCTGCCTCTTCAAGCCGAAATATGTCTGATGGTCCTTCTACCAAAATTGCTGTTTGTGATTTTTTGATATACTCCTTAGCATTGCAGTAGTTGTATAGATGTGCTGTTTTTTGAAATCCTGAACTATGCAAATATTTTGGATATCGTCTGTCACTACATTCTTTTTGCGGGTTATGATACTGCTTACACTTTTCACATTTTTCAAAAATAGATCGTCCAGTACACCCTACGTAGTTGTAGTCACCATCGTAAATCGGAATTACAACCCTATTATACATCATTTTGGACGGATCTGTACATAGTCCAATATCATAAGCCGACAAAATAATAGAAGAATATCCTCTGTCAAGATAATATTGTGCCGGAATATCCAGTTTTGCTCTGACGCTATCTCTAGTGATATTGTAGGGATTAATAGTGTTGGGACGTGCAAAAATGTTGTTAATTTGCTGTGTAAATAATTGGTTGCCGTTTTGCCCAGACGATTTAAGAGAAAGATAGTCGGTTTTGAGGAAGTTTAAAAGATAGTTAACAGAGTGCTCAAAAGACACTATTTTATCTTTAGGTGCTGACCATCCTAACTTTTGTTGTGATAAAATTCCCCTGGTTAGACCGATAATACCCTTACCAAAAACATCTTGACAATTGTGGCTATTACAAGACCACATTCCCGGTGGGTAGCCGTTAGATTCATTAATATATAGGTTGAGGGCGGTGTTGTTATCTCCATTGTGAATTGGGCAAATAGAAGTAATATAATTGTGATTTTGGTAATAATCTGTGATATCTAATTGTTGAAGTAAATCTTCCCAACGATTCATCACCCTACGGCTAAGATTGTTTAGTGTTTGGGTATCGTATTGTTTGTTAGAAATCAATTGGTTCACCGTTTTGTATTTGTTTATTTTTTTCAAGTTCAAATTTGGTTTTTAACTCAATGATTTTAGCACACCAACTCTTCATATTTAAATTAATATAATTACCAAACTGCATACCTTCTCCATGTCGTGTAACTACTGGTACTAATTTTTTGTTTCCGTTATTTAGGCCGTCTTCTGCAATTTCTTCATCGCTTTTGTTCTTCAAGATTGTAAAATTACTACACAACCATACCACTCTATCCGAAGAACTGGCTGTTGAGGTATCTTCTTTTAAAATTCCTTCACGGTTTTGTTGCATTAATGCTAAAACAGGAAGTTTATATCTAACAGAAAAATTGTGCAAGGTGGACATAATAAATCCTAAAGCTTGATATTCTTGTAAACCATCTTTAATCTCGTTACTATGCATCAGTTTAAGATAATCATAAATTATCACACATGGTTTAGCACTACCATCATCATTTATTCCAACATGTTTAGTAATCCAGCGACGTATTATGGCAATGATTTCTTCAAATGGTTTGCCCGCTACTGACTTGTGGAAGTACGGTAGTTGTTGCAGTTCTTGTGATGCATTATATATTTTTGCTTTAGTTTCAGGTGATTGGCCAAACTGTCCGGTTTCTATTAAACTAATCGATGTTTCTGACATCATGGCCAATGTTCGTGATATTTGATCTTCTTTTGTCATTTCGGTATCACAGTTTAATACCGGGATATTTAGTTGTTTGACAATATGATAAGCAATATTAGAAGCAATAATACTTTTTCCAATTTTACTACGTGCAGCTATTATATTAATGGTTCCAGATCTCAGACCACCCCCAATAGCATTATCATAAGTCGGAAAACCAGTACTAATTCCAATCTGGTCTACAGGATTTTCTTCTAAATATTTTATGTGATCTAAAATTCCCTCCCCTAATCTAGTTGGTTCGTTATCATCGTCATTTAATAGAGAAGTAAAGTTAAATACAGCATCTTCCGCAATTCCTAGAATTTGTGCTATACTTTCATTACCTGTTACATCTAATAATTTCCCTTGTGCGAGTCCTAACTGTTGGTGTAATAAATTTGATATTTCAAGCTTACGTATTTTTGCCGCAAGTCTTCTAATATTACTAAGCTCAACGGGAAACGTAAGTATAGCCTGTAGGTGTTGTAAATCATTTGTTTTAGCAAAATAGTATTCTAACCCCAAATCTTGAGCAGACGAAAGAAGAGTTGGAACATCTATTTTAACATTATCGTTATTGTCGAAGACGTGTTTGAGACATTTAAAAATAGCTTGATTAATTTCTTCGTGAAACGTAGATTCTTGGACGAAATCAATAATATCGTAATATGCGACATCTCCATATTGACAGAGGCCAGCTAAAATAGCTCGTTCGGCAGCTACATCGTGTAATATCATTTAGTTATTTGCCCCGTTGACAGTTATCGCACACAAACCTAATTCCGTCTTCGTCTCTTTGTACTAATTTATGAGACACTTCCCAAACGGTTCCACAACTCCTACATTTGGCATTAACCAGTTCGCTTCTGTCGCCGCGAGAAGTTACATTGTTTTTTCCTGAAAGTTTTTGATCTATTTTTACATCAGATTTATGGGCGTTAAGTCCTTGTTTGCCAATAAGTTTTTCAGCTTGTTCAACAAATAAGTTGGGACGATCAACAGCGTCTATAGGTATGGTTATATCAACTGTGCCTACTTGAGCATGTGTTTTGTGGGGTTGCATTACCGATCGTTGATCCACCTTGGATTCTCGTCCTATTTTTTGTCCTGGAGTACCTTGTTGTGATACTTTTTTAATTTGTGTCATTGGGGGACGACGAACTGATCTATCCTGTTTTCCAGACGTATTTTCAGATTGGTAGTCTGTTTTGTTGGATAGTTTTTGAATTAAATTGGTTACTTTTTTCTGATCTTTTGGTGTTAAGTTTTTAAAGTTATTTACAATATCCATTAGATCTCCTTTAATTACCGGTGCTGTGGATTATTGATATTTTTGCTCTTTGTATTGCCAAGAATTTATTGCTTACATCGCTTAAATTTGTAGATAAAGAATACAGTCGATTCATTCGTTGTGTTGCCCGTGCGATTATAGTTTGAAGTGTGCGAGCATATTCGTTCTCATTAACGATTGATGCCACGATAATGTCGTACTTAAGATAGGTGCTATAATTATTGATATGTTGGGCAATACATTTGTTTAGTGCTATCGTCATAGAAGTAACAGTCGCTTTTTCTCGATTATATGCTCTCTGAATGTGGAAAGATTGTTGGGATAATCTAACCGCTATATTACCACAGTCACTAATGTGTAGTTTTTCCAGACGATCAGTACCCATGGTTAAATAATCGTTAATTTCATTACTAAGTTCGTTACTTTGGAACTTTGGCAATCCATTGAGGGTTTCGTATTCGTCCAAAATGGCGTTAAGATTGGTTAGTTTTTCGTCAATAGTTTTCATTTATGTTCCTAAAATTTCCATACCCTTACGTTTTCTCATTGTATTTTCCAAAGTGGTTTTGCCCGTTTTAATAAAATATTCTATTTCTACACCAACATTTCCATGCCTAGGACAAGTAATGTCATCCTTAAGATAAAACCAACATCTACCTACAGTTTTACCGTCGCCAGTTTGTTCGTTTATCGGGCAATTCATAATATTTTAACACAATTCTACTATATATTTTATGTTTAGTTTTTTAAGTGTATCTTCTATCATTTTTGCATATTTGTCATCTTTGATAATAACACAATTGTTGCTAATTTTTGCTATCTCTTCTGAAAATTGCAAATGTGAATAATCCCTACATCCTAATATTTTTTCCCATTTAGATAGTGGAAGACAAGGCCATTGAGGTTCTTCATATCTCACTATAGTCCTATGATCATGACAATATTCCCATGGGTTGGGATTGTTGGACGTATTACGATATTCTTTATTTAGGGCATCAACTAATAGTCTCATTGGATGAATTCTCATATTTGTTCTTTCCATTTATCTAATTCGTCATATTTTAATACTATAAAACTTATATTATTGATATTACACCACTCTTCTTTATCCCTATCTCGTCCAAGTTGTCTTAAAAAGTCAATCTTGTTGGTATGAAAAAACGGAATAAATTTATAATGTTGCTCACCATGAACCTCTACACATGTCTTAATTAATGGAAGAAAAAAATCAAGATAACAAGTAGTTCCCTGACGAATTTGAATTCCTACTTCTTCCAATATTTGTAGGGTTGGGTAAACCTTTCGTAATAGTTGTCGTGCAGATAAGTGATATTTTGATCTACCTTCTCTATTTTGAATTCCAACAGTATGTCCTGTTAATTTCCACCGCGATATATTTCCATCTAAATCTTTAACGTTCATAGGAGTGACTTAATTTGATCTTTAAGTTTATCTGTCCAGTTAGGATTATCTAATAATTTTTGTCTTACATTTTCCAATCCTTGTGCTTTTGGTTTGTCGTCACCTTTTATAAACTCAAAACTATACCATGCTCCACCCTGTTTAATAATACCCAAGTCAATCGATAAAGTCATTATTTCTTGTAGTTTGTCTATTCCTTCTCCATACCTAATATAACTTGTGGTTTTTTTTCCAGGTGGACCTATTGGAGAAGTGACACATTGCCAATCTGTTTCTTGTCCAATTTGTTGTTCATTTTTATCATTCCATGCCCGCATTGCAGTTGCATATAATTTAACATCTACTTGATATGCTATTGATTGTCCAGATTTTTCTTTAAATGCTTTACCATATCCAGTCGGATTACCCATTAAGTGAGTAATTCCAATAACAATACTTTTATTTACTGGTATAACATTTGCTATTTTACGACAAAATTTAGACAATAATTTGGCACCGTCTGCCCGCTGCATTTGGTTCATGCCAGAAGTTAATTCTGCTTCTGTACATAGGGCGGAATAAGAATCAATAATATGTACTGTGCCAACCTTACTGTTAATCAGAGTGTCAGCGATTTGTAAATATTCTTCTCCATGCAAAATTTTACCAGGAGTAGATTCTATAATATGGAATTTATCTAAATTAAGATTTGGAATACCTAATAAATCACGCTTTTTTAATCGCCCCTCGACGTTGTAATAATATACGTCTCTGCCATTTGGACAAAATTCTCCACCATATTTTGGTTGTTGACATGTTGAGGCAAAATCTAAAGCAGACACACTTTTGCCAAATTTTGGGTGACCAGTAAAAATTACCATAGAACCTTCAGGTATACCCCCACCCAATATTAAATCTAGTTTAGGACTAACGGGAATAACGATATTTTGTCGTTCTATTAAACTGTGCCCACTAACTAAGATATTATCACCAAAGTTCTTAGCTATAGTTTGTTCCACACTATCCGTCTTCTTTTTTCCCATAAAATCCTCTGAAATCCTCTTAGTCTAATTCTGACAGTTTACTCAAAATTCCCCGCTTTATATTTTGGGGGCGTGGTTTTTGGTTTATGTCTGGTCTCACCACAACATTTTTTTCCACTGCCTTGGCCAAATCTATTTTTTCCTGTTCTTTTTGTATGAGTTGTTCGGCAAAATCTGTAAAGATAGAATATCGCCTGCCAAATTTCTCGCTTCTCAACACATTAATTATAGCCCTCTCGTCATACTTTTTCAAGAGCTTAGCCACATTTCTGAGATTTTTTTTGAAATATCGGTCCCATGTCGGCATAGAATTCCAGAATTTCATGGGAAGTCGGATCTTGTCAAAATCGGCTTTTTTTTGACAGAGTAATTCACAAATATATTGGGTGGCATTAATGCTTTTGTTTGGTGAATAGATAGATTGATATTTATTCATTTGTTAGAAATTTTAAATCGATACCAATTGGTTTTATGTTTACTTTGACGTTTATCTGTCCTCTTACCGTGTTCCATATCTTGTAAATATTTTTCATGTGGTAATTTGCGTTGTCGGAGTTGTTGTTCGGCCTCTATAAATAATTTATTCCTATTCACCCCCGGTTTACGTCTAATTATATTGAATTTCCACCCACATTCCTTGTTGCTGATTGAAAAGTCTTTTCCTTCTTTAAGTAATTTCCTAATCAAATCAGAATTATTTAGTCTTTCTTTAACCTGTGGAAATGGCCATAATGGAATAGAACAGGCAGCCAAAATTGTTTTAGCAAATGTACGACGTAACATATATATTCTCCTATTTTTTTACTTCCTGGTTATTAATATCATACAAATTTCCACGAACCGTTCTAGCAAGTTCCGTAGGATATTGAGATTTATAGTGGTCAGATTGGGAGGAAGCAGCATCCGTACTAATAGTTACTCCTTTATTACCTCCGCCAGTTTTGCTAATAAATCCTTCATTAAGTGGTTTTCGTTTAGGTGTTTTTTTAGATTTCTTCTTGTCGGGAGGATCTTGTTGAGATTGTTCTAATTGTACCTTGGTTATTGTTTCGTAAATATTATCAAGTTGATTATCAATAAAATTTTGAACAGTTTGGGCGTGTCTATTGATAGAGTTAGCAATATCTTTCACGCTATCCCCATTGTGTAATCGTCCTTGTATAATATATTTTTCGTTTTGTGTTAGTTTTATCGCCATTATTTTCTCCATGGTTTGATTATTTATAGGCCCGTTCAGCATTTTTAAGCCATGCAATATTTTTAGTTTTCAAAAAAGAAAGATACAAATCAAAAACTCGCATATTTATTTCTCTAAACTGCCAGACCGGTTCTCCAGTTTGCCTTGTCTTTCTTTGGGTTCCGCCTTCAAATAACCCATTAGGATTATATAATTCACCCCGTTGGTTTATTTTGATATAATAGTGATATCGATTACCATTAAATGTCTTTTTAGCATAAGCCACGTCAAATGTTTCTGCTTTTACAAGACGTTTTCCGGTGGCTTGCTCATAAACGGTGTCGTTCAAAATAGGAAAGCCATCAACGTCAAACTCATCATGTTTGCCAAGAATTGTGTAAATCGTGGTAATGGGATCAATACTATTGTCAGGATCTAATACTGTCGTGTTGTTTGGACGATATATGCTTTCATCTAATTCACTTATTTTAATACGTTTGTGTTCAACCATAATATCTCCTTTGTTTAAAATTTCTTTTCTATTTTTTTCATTACGCTGTCTTTGTCTTTTTTGGAAATCCTTGTCATACCGTTAGGCAAATCTGAGTCTGCTCCCTCATATCTATATTTATTTTGCTCGTAGAATTTATCTATTTTCTCGTCCCGACTCATTTTTTTGGTATTTCTGCTGGCAAGCTGTCCTAAAGTTATATCATTTTCTCCCGCTATAACATTCTGGTGGATTGTAGAAACATCATAACCAAGAGCACGAATTACATTTTTTATAGTTTTACAGGTTGGGCAGATTTCTTGTTCTTGATAATCTGAAATGTGGGAAAATTGTTCAAAATAAACTTGACAGTCCGTACAGAGGTACGTATATGTGGGCATGGGGGGTTCCTATATATGATACACCAATTAGGGGTTATTTCAATATTTCGGTTAACACTTCGGTTAATACTTCTATTTTTTGAGAAATTTTCTTCTATTCATTTCTTATCCTTGAATTATAGGCATCTAGACCATGCACAAGATAAA